GCACTTCTTTCTCTTAAACTTGAACTTGATTTTATCGAAAAAGTTTATGAACTTGGAGACTTAGAAGGTTGCTCTAAAGATGATTTGATTTCATTTATTAAAAATAGAGTAAATACTAAATTGGGAGATTTGGGATACGATCCTATTGTAAATGGTATTGACCCAAATGCTCTTAAAAGAATGAAGTGGTTTGACTCCCTTTCAGCAGGAAAACAACACACAGATTTTTTTGCAAACCGAGTAACTAATTACTCAAAAGGACATATGGAGTGGAACGCTGAAACATTATTTTAATTATGGACGGAAATTTAGTAGCAGACACAACAAATTGGGTAAAAGGTAAAGATTACCCTGAGTGGATGGATGAAGTAGGTGTAGCAACTATCTCTAAAGGATATTTATTACCAGATGAAACACCAAGAAAAGCTTACAGACGAGTCTCAAAAGCAATCTCAGAAAGGATTAATAGACCAGATTTGGAGAATAAGTTCTTCAAGTACATTTGGAATGGTTGGATTGGCCTTGCTTCTCCCGTGCTCTCTAATACTGGGACCGATAGGGGGTTGCCTATCAGCTGTTTTGGTATTGATACACCTGACAGCGTTAGGGGAATTGGATTAACCAATGCCGAACTTATGAAGCTTACAGCACTAGGTGGTGGTGTAGGCATTTCAGTAAGTAGAATACGCCCTAGAGGTACAGCAATTACAGGTAACGGTAAAAGTGAAGGTGTAGTACCTTGGTGTAAAATTTATGATTCAGCAATCATTGCAACTAATCAAGGTTCAGTCCGCAGAGGCGCCGCTTCTGTAAATTTAGATATTAACCACCCAGACATTAGAGAATTTATGCAAATTCGTCGTCCTAAGGGTGATCCAAATAGACAATGTCTTAACCTCCACCAGTGTGTAGTAGTTGATGATACTTTTATGAGAAAACTACATGACAGAGATGGAGATGCTATGTCATTATGGTTAGATATTCTTAAAACAAGGGTAGAAACAGGTGAACCTTATATCATGTTTAAGGATAATATTAATAAAAATAATCCTTTAGCATATGCTATGAACAACCTTGATGTTACTATGACTAATATCTGTACTGAAATTACCCTTCACACAGATGAGGAACATAGTTTTATTTGTTGTTTAAGTTCTTTAAATCTTGCAAAATATGATGAGTGGAAAGATACTGATGTAGTAGAAACATCGATTCGTTTCCTTGATGGTGTTATGCAAGAGTTTATTGATAAAAGTAATGGTAAAGATTCACTTATTAGAACCCACAGACATGCTAAAAAAGGTAGAGCACTTGGTTTAGGAGTAATGGGTTGGCATTCACTTTTACAACAAAAAGGATTACCATTTAATTCTATTGCTTCAACAGCTTGGACACACACTATTTTTAGTGATATTAGACAAAAAGCCGAAGCCACTTCTAGGCAATTAGCCCAAGAATATGGGGAACCAACTTGGTGTAAGGGTACTGGTATGAGAAATACTCACTTGTTAGCAATAGCACCCACAGTATCAAACTCTAGACTTAATAATTGCTCAGCTGGTATTGAACCTATCCCAGCTAATATTTACACTTTTAATGGTGCTAAAGGAACATTTATTGTAAAAAATAAAGAATTAGAATGCTTGTTAGAAGGTAAAGGACACAACACTGATAAAGTTTGGGATGCTATTCTAGTAGATAATGGCTCAGTACAAAATCTCCCAGATGATGTATTGTCTCCTGAAGAAAAAGAAATTTATCTTACATTTAGTGAAATTAATCAACTTGAATTAGTTAGACAAGCAGCAATTAGACAAAAATATATAGACCAAACTCAATCATTAAACTTATCATTTGATCCAACTGACTCACCAAGATGGATTAATCAAGTTCATATGGAGGCTTGGAAATTAGGCGTTAAAACACTTTACTATCTACGAACTGATTCTGTAATTAAAGGAGACTTAGGTTCCCGTACTGCAGAGTGTGTTTCGTGCGATGGATAACATATTTATATTTATAAAATTTTTAAAACATGTTAGATTTAATTAAACAATTTTTTGTGAATGGGTGGAACACCTTAGTAGCAATCCTAACCTTTAAGTGGTTGAACTTTAAAAACTGGAAAGACTGGACTGGCTTGAGAGCTTTGTATCTCTTGTTTGCTGTACTTCTCGGTGTAGGTTTGACTACTGATTTCAATTTCTTTAACTGGGCACTTCCAACCTACTTTGTAGTTTGTGCTTTCTTTAAGACTGAGCCTTTGTTGAAAGTTTTGAACAGACTTGGATTCACTCCGACTGAGTTGTAATCCTCACATATTTACCGACGTACGAACCCCAATCAGTTATATAAGCTGGTTGGGGTTCTTTGTTACTAACAATAAAAACTTACGTAAAATGAGCTGGAAGGAAATTTTTAAGGACGATAATACTTACAATGAGAAGTCTATCGTAGGTTTTGGAGCATTTGCCATAATGGCAATATTCGCAGTAGCTGATATAGCCACAGGATGGTTCGGCAAAGATTTAGTAATCAACGAATTTATCTATAACTCCTTTATTATTGTAACACTAGGTAGCTTTGGAATAGCTGGTTTAGAAAAATTTACTAAAAAATGAAGCACTCTCTTCTTTATTTAGCTTTAATGAGTATTACTACTACATTTAGTTTTATTTGTTCATATTTTTTAAACCTAACACTTGATAATGTTGAGCAGTTTTTAGCAATAACTTGTGTTGTTCTTTTAGATGGATTTTTTGGTGTTATAGCAGGAATTAAACGAGAAGGATTTAAAACATATAAAGCTCTTAATGTGTTAAAAACTTTAGGAGTGTGGTGGATCATTTTAGGAGCTATATTAGCTGCTGAAAAAGGGTTTACAAGTGTAGAATGGATGTCTGAAACTATTATAGGACCATTTGTGTTATTTCAACTCATCAGTGCTCTTAAAAACGCTTCTATGGCAGGTTTTATCAAACAAGATACATTAAATAGTATTTTAGATAAAATTGACAACCATAAAGGATTAAGAAATAATGAAATTAAGTGAAGACACTCAAATAACTTTAGATATTAAAACTATTGTAATTATAATAACTTTTGTAGCAACTGTAGTGGGCATGTGGTATGCACTTCAAGCCGATATAGAAGAAGCAAAACTTTTACCTGAACCTGCAGTTACTAGAACTGAATATGATTTAAAAGATAAGCTTATTAGAGAAACTATTATGAATACCCAAGAAAAGGTAGAAGATAATGGTGACAAATTAGATAAAATTGAAGAAAGATTATATGAAATAAGTAAAAAGTAATGAAAAATATATTAACAATACTATTTTTATTAGTGAGTTTCACAGCCTCCGCTCAACAAATTAAAGTTGTTCAAATTAATGCAGACTGGAATCATCAAAATACTCGCTTAGATTTAAATGAATTAAAAGGATGTGCTTATCAATTTGGATGGTTAAGACATCAAACAAAATCTATCCAAAATGAATTAATAGCTGTACCTGTAGTACTAATTTTTAAAGATGATAAATTAGTAAAAAAATATGAAGCAGGGATAAGTTTAAAACTAAATACTCCTTTTGAAGAAATTCAACAAGAAATAAATGCTATAAAAGAGGATTAATGTACGAATATAACGCAATAGTAGATAGAGTAGTTGATGGTGATACTATTGATTGTACAATAGATTTAGGATTCCACACCTGGAAAAAAGTCAGAGTTAGAATGGAAGGTATAAACACTCCAGAATCCAGAACCCGAGACTTAGAGGAAAAAGAACGTGGATTAGCTGCTAAAGCTAGATTAGAAGAAATCCTAAAACTAAACAACAACGAATGTATATTACATGTCTCAGGATTAGGCAAATATGGCAGAGCCTTAGCTTCAGTATATGTAACGTCGCTCTCACCAACCCCAGACGATACCTCTATAACTTTAATTAATGTCAACAAACAACTTATCACAGAAAAACACGCCGTTGAATATGACGGAGGTGCTCGATAAACTAAAAATAGTTTATATCCCATTTAATAATAGACATATTATAACTTGGGCTGCTTTATTAGATGAAAAATGTGTAGGTAATATAAGTCTACAACTCCATTTAGGT